CGCATCAGGCGAGAAAATCCCTAAAGGCGCATTGTCTAGCGACACAAGTGGTGAGCGTAAGATGCCCATCATGGGCGGAGTCGGCATGGGAAAGGCCGATGGTATCGGAAGCCGTGAAGCAAGTCACATGGGCCATCACGATGGTCGTATGGGCGAAATGAAGGGAATGGTTACTGAGAAGTCAGTCTATGACCACAAGCGCTACGAACACGACCAAGACGGTATGTAAAAAGCGAAACCCATCTAAGTGAGCATACCTAGATGGGCTTCTAATCAAGAAAGTAAGAGGGTACTTCCATGACTGAAAGAGATTGTAAATCATGCAATCATTTCTATGGCAAAGATTTAGGTGTTTGTAGACGGTATCCTGTCTACCAAATGCGCCATGAAAATGAAGTGTGTGGAGAGTTTGCAAAGAGAGCAGTTGCCAAGCCTTTGCCCGATTCGAGTGAGTCGGGTGTTTTTTCGCACATGGAACGTCAATTGATTGAATTGCCAGTACTGGAAGAACCTCCAAAGCGTAGAGGAAGGCCAAAGAAATGATTAAACCACTCAGAGACAAGATTATTGTCAGACCCGAAAGACGCATAAAGTCTGATTTATGGATACAGACCGCAGAAGCGGACACCGTTGGGTACGTTCTAGCGGTTGGCGATGAAGCTGCTGAAGAAGGCTTAAAAGTCGGTGACAAGATTTACTTTGGTACATTAGCCAAAGAATACAAAGACGAATACTTAAAGTTTACAGACCTGAAAGACGGTGATGAACGCATCATTGTTATGTCATGGCAAGACGTTTGCTTTGTTGAGGAAGTTGAGTGAAACTATCTAACAAAGAAATTAAGCAAACAATGTGTGTTTTTTTATTGAACTCTATGTTTATGTATGAATATGGAGATGAAGAAAATTCTTGGGCTTATTTGTTTTTAAGAGAAAAGTACAAAGATTTATTGGAGAAAGCATGAAAGAATTGATTGAAAAGCGCATTGAAGACCTTTTAATGAAAAGTAAAGAGTTAGAACAACAATTGCATCAAGTTAGTGGTGCAATTCAACAATGCAGATGGACCTTGTCCGCAATCGAAAAGGAAGAAGAAAATGCCTCTGAGTAAAGGAACTTCAGACAAATCACGTCAGAAAAATATCAAGAAAGAGATTGAGGTTGGTAAGCCAATTAAACAAGCGGTAGCGATTGGCTATGCCAAACAACGTGAAAACATTGCCAAAAAAGGTGGCAAAGCCGAGTCCAAAAAGAAATGAAAAAGCACGACAAGCCCATTCCGCATAAAACGACAGGAAAAGACAAAACGTACAATCCTACCGAAAAGGGTGCAGGGATGACGGCTAAAGGTCGTGCTGAATACAATGCCAAGAATGGAAGCAATTTAAAGCCACCTGCTCCTAATCCAAAGACAGAAAAAGACAAAGGTCGCAAGGCCAGTTTCTGTGCAAGGATGGAGGGAGTTGTTAAGAACGCTAAGGGACCGGCAACAAGGGCCAAAGCATCATTAAAGAACTGGAATTGCTAATCAATGTCTGAAACACTCAAGCCTTTTGGTAGACCAACTCTGTATGATCCTGCATACTGCGATAAGGTCAGGGAATTGGGCGCTTTAGGCAAAAGTATAGAACAAATTAGTTACAATTTGGGTGTTTCGTTAAGAGTGATTTACGATTGGAAAGAAAAATATCCTGACTTTCTGCATGCCTTGGAAGATGCGAAAGCTGCGGAGCAAAACTGGTGGGAAGAACAAGCTCAAGCATATCTTTTGGAGCATAAAGATAGTTCAAAGTTGAATGCAACGATTTGGTCTAGAAGCATGGCAGCAAGGTTTCCAAAGAAGTACAGAGACAATTCAAAGTTAGAGTTAACAGGCGAAGGTGGAGCACCGTTAATACCAAGTATTCAGGTGTCGTTTGTCAAACCTCCGATTGTTGGTGAAACGGATTAGCCCCGTGGATGGGTTTCATAGAAGTGTTGTCCTGTCCAACCCTGCTTCATGGGAACACCAACAATGAATATTCAAGAAGTCATTAACCGAGTTGAGTTTCCTGAAAAGCTCGAATGCTTATTCAATCCTGAGTCAGTTCGGTATAGAGTGCTTTTTGGCGGACGTGGCGGTGCAAAATCTTGGGGGGTGGCCCGCAGTTTATTGATTAAGTGCCTACAAAGGCCATTGCGTATTCTTTGCGCTAGGGAGTTTCAGACTTCTATTAAAGATTCAGTACACAAGCTCTTGAGCGACCAAATCTATGCTTTGGGGCTTGAGTCGTTTTATGAGATTACCCAAAACCAAATCAGGGGTAAAAATGGGTCAGAGTTTAACTTTGTTGGCCTAAAGAACAACGTCTCAAACGTTAAGTCGGTTGAAGGTGTTGACATTTGTTGGTGCGAGGAAGCACAAAATATTAGTAAGAACTCGTGGAATGTTTTAATTCCTACGATCCGTAAAGAGAAATCAGAGATTTGGGTAACATTTAATCCTGAATTGGAGACGGATGAGACTTACCAACGTTTTGTAGCCAATCCGCCTGAGAATTCGGTGGTTGTTAAGATTAACTATTACGACAACCCTTGGTTTCCTGAAACTTTGCGCTTGGAGATGGAAAGCCTAAAAAACCGTGATCCAATGGCTTACAGAACGGTTTGGGAAGGAATGTGTAGGTTAACAGTCGATGGCGCTATCTTTGCCCGAGAGGTCCAAGAAGCCGAATTTGACGGTCGCATAACTAAAGTGCCGTACGACTTTACCAAGCCAGTTCATGCCGTCTTTGACTTGGGATGGTCCGATGCTACTGCGGTGTGGATGCTTCAGTTTATTGGCATGGAAACACGGTTAATCCGTTACTTTGAGACTAGCCAAGAAACGATCACGTCAATCTTGTCTAAGATGCAAGGGTTTGGCTACGTTTACGATACGCTATGGTTGCCTCATGATGCCCATAACAAGACTTTGGCATCGCAAGGGCGGTCAATTGAGGAAATCGTCAGGTCATCAGGGTATAAAACTAGGGTTTTGGAGCGTGTGCCGATTGTCGATTCTATTAACGCTGCAAGGACAATTTTCAAGAACTGTTATTTTGATAGAGAAAATTGTATGGAAGGGTTACAATGTTTAAGACATTATCGTTATGAGGTTGATTCAAACACAAACCAATTTAGCAAAACACCGCTTCATGACAACTATTCTCATGGTGCGGATGCTTTTAGATATATTGGATTGATGGTGAATGAGCCAAAGCAACGTAGAAAGTCCTCCAACAATTACCAGTACGGTAGCCAACATTCATGGATGAGTTAAATGGAAGATTCACAACTTAGCGACTACGATCCTAGAATTGACGAAGCCAAGAAGTTTCTGCGTATGGCTAATGACGCAGACACCATGAATCGTCAGGAAGCCCTAGAAGACCTTAAATTCGTGGGCGGTGACCAATGGCCTATCGAGCTACAAAATAGCCGTAATCTTGAATCTAGGCCTGTTCTGACCATCAATAAGCTCGATGGTTATTGCCGTCAGGTTGTAAATCAAATCAGACAACAAAGACCAAGACCCAAAGTTCATGGCATGAACTCTGATGCTGATGAAAAGACCGCAGAGGTCATTCAGGGAATTATTAGGCACATTGAGGCCAATTCCAACGCTGATGACGCATACGACCAAGCGGTTGATTATGCGGTGCGTATGGGATGGGGTTATATGCGCTTGCGTACAGACTATGTGTCTGAAGACTCATTTGACCAAGAAATTTACATTGAGCCTGTTGATAACCCATTTACGGTTTATTACGACATCAATTCCGTAGCGATTGACGGTTCAGATGCAGAGCGTTGCCTAGTCACAACGATGATGTCCAAAGATGACTTTGAATCCATCTATCCAAATGCTGAGGTTGACTCGTTTACCCAACGTGGAACTGGTGACTCTCAGTCCGAATGGATTACCAAAGAAGACATCAGACTTGCTGAATATTGGTATACGGTCCATGAAAGAGCCAATTTAATTCATTTAAGCGATGGAACAGGTATTTTTGAACAAGACTACAAAAAGCGCTTAGAGTTGTACCGTGAAGCCGGTATTTACCCTATTGGTGAGCGTATGTCAGTCCGCAAGAAGATTAAATGGTGCAAATTAACCGCCATTGAAATCCTTGAAGAAGGCGAATGGGCCGGTAAATACTTGCCGATTATTCCTGTTTACGGACGGCACACCGTTATTGGTGATAAGCGCAAGAAGTTTGGTATGGTGCGTCAAGCCAAAGATGCCCAAAGAATGTACAACTTTTGGCAAACCTCGATTACCGAGAGCGTTGCTCTTGCTCCTAAAGCCAAGTGGATCATGGCGGAAGGCCAAGACGAGGGTTACGAGAACGAATGGGCACAAGCCAATACAAAGTCTTATCCTTTGCTCAGATACAAGCAAACGGACATTGAAGGAAGACCAGCTCCTCCTCCACAACGCTTGCAACCCGAGCCACCTCCTGCTGGTGTGATGGCTGCTGCTGCCGTTATTTCTGATGATATTAAGACGCTGATGGGCATATTTGACCCTGCTGAACTCAAGCAAGGCAATATCTCAGGTAAAGCGCTTAACGGTCAGCAACAACAGGTTGATTTGTCTAATTTTGACTTTTACGACAACTTTACCAAGTCATTGGCGCACCTTGCAACCTGTATCCTTGACTTGATCCCCAAGATTTACGACACCCAAAGGGTTTTACGCATCATTGGTGATGACGGTAAGCCTGAATTGGTGACCTTAAACGAGCGTGATGCGGTTAATAACGTCATTAAAAACAACGTGGCAACAGGTTTGTACGATGTGGTGATGGACACAGGACCAGGCTACAACTCCAAGCGTGAAGCATCAGTTGAGGCGATGACACCTATCCTAGCTGCTCAACCTCAATTGATCCAACAGATTGGTGATTTGTGGTTTAGAAATCAGGACTTCCCTGGCGCTGACATCATTGCCGACCGTTTGGCTACGCTTAACCCATTGGCTCAGATTGACAAGAAGTCTGACATACCGCCTCAAGCTCAAATGATGATTAAGCAATTGCAAACTCAGAATAAGCAACTACAACAACAGTTGCAACAGATTCAGATTGCTATTAAGCAACGTCAAGACATTGAGCAAGTTAAGCAAGATGCTGAGACTAAGCGCACATTGATCAAAGAATCCAATAGGGCACATGACATCGAGTTGCGTGATCAAGAAAGACATCGTGACATGATGTTAAGGACGCAAACATCAGCACAAGACACGGTTACCAAGACGCAAACGCAATTGGAAATCGAAAACATTAAGGCAAATTTAGCAGTTTATTTAGCACATTTGGATAAATTATCTGAGCGTGAATCTGCTGCTGAAGCTATTGAACGAGCAATTTGACAGAATTAATTAATTCGGGTTATATTGCACAAAACCTACCTGTGGGTTCACAGGGCTTAAATCGTAGGGATACGTATGTCTGACAATACCGTTGGCAATTTGCTAACAAGTGAAAATTCGGCTGAGTTCTATGCACAAAAATTGGGTTTAGCCCCAACAGAAACCAAGACTGAGGCTACTGAAGAGGTAGAGCCAGTAAAGGAAGAAGTTGAAGGGAGTGAACCGCAAGCGGAAGAGGAAGCCAAACCACAGGAAGAGCCTAAAAAGGTTAATCCGAAACTTGAGAAAAGATTTAGCGAGATCACTCGTCAGCGTGAAGAGGTCAAAAGACAGTTAGAGCAAGAGCGTCAGATACGTTTGGAATTAGAACAACGATTGCAAAATCTTGAGAGACAACCACAACAACCGGTTGTAGATCAAAATGAACCAAGAATTGAACAATTTCAAGACTATGCTGAATATGCAAAGGCTATTTCTCAGTACACGACCGATAAACGTTTGAATGAGAGATTTCAACAAGAAGAACAAGTTAAGGCACAAATTGAAAATCAACGTGTTGCCGAAAGTTGGGCTTCTAAGATTGAGCGATTTAAGGAAGAGTTGCCAGACTTTGAAGAAGTAGTTGCTTCTTCTGCTGATTTGCCACTTTTACCTGATGTGAGAGAAGTGCTTCTGGAGAGTGATGTAGGACCAAAAATCGTATATTACCTAGCTGAAAATGCTGATTTCGCAAGAAAAATTGCTTCAATGCCAGTTAAATTTGCTCTTAAAGAGATAGGAAAACTTGAGGCTAGATTTGAAGCGAAAGCGGATGATAAACCTGTGGCGAGAAGTAAAGCACCTGCACCTGTCACACCATTGCGTGCGACTACCGGCATAGCGGAAACCAAGCTCGACAGTAGTGGAACTTGGTATGGAACTTTTGCTGAGTACAAGCAAGCGAGAAAGAGTGGCAAAGTCAGGTAACCCTTTTTTGTCCATCGAAATTTAATTTTTTTATAAAGGAGTAGTCATGAGTAACCAACTTCTGACGATATCGAAAATCACCAATGAAGCCCTCATGGTGCTAGAGAATGAGTTGACCTTCACATCAGAGGTCAATAGAGATTATGACGATCAGTTTGCCGTAGTTGGCGCAAAGATCGGCAATACCGTGAATGTTCGCAGACCAGGTAGGTTCGTAGGGGCCGTGGGTCCGGCACTTGTAATTGAAGACTT